ATATGAAATGTATAGTATGTCCGACTTGATGGAAAAGGCGAAAGAAATGTATTCTTTTGTTTCTAAAAAAGATTAAAAAATATTTCTACATCTGTGCTGAATCAGTCGGATAGACTCATCTGATGATATAAGTATAGATGTAGATTATAACTAATGTGAAATTTAACTCAACTGGAAAAGTCAGCTGAAAGTAAGTTTACACCAATATTTGAAAAGTGAGTATATTAAAGTGCCAATTTATAATTTTAGATGCGAAGACTGTGAGTATGAATTTGAACATTCATGCAAAATTTCTGAACGCGAAGAATTCATTACGAATGGTTCGGGTCCAGATTGCGACACCTCAGAAAAATGTGATTTAAAACAAATCTTGTCCAAGGTAAACTTTGGCGCAGATCCTTTGGGTCATGCAAGAGTTCCTATGGAATTTAAAGAAAAGGTTTTAGATAGATTGCCAAGTGTCGGCCGGCAAGTGGGCGGAAGGCGTGAGAGTAGAATGAATTTCGAAAAGTAGACTTACCATGACTTTTCCCCCAACTAATTAGGAGTCTCTAAGTGGGAAAAAAGTCTGTAAGAAAATCTAAAAATAATACTAATACAAGATTAATAGGAATTGACAACAGAAATAGAAACTTAAAAGAAATATTACCAATGACACCAACGCAATCGGAAGTATTCGATGCGTTTGCAGATGGAGACCACTTATTTCTTCATGGTGTTGCCGGTACAGGAAAAACATTTATATCACTATATCTTGCATTAGAAGAAATAATGCATCCAGACTCTACTTTCAGAGAAATACAAATAATTAGGAGCGTAGTACCGACTAGAGATGTTGGATTTTTGCCTGGCTCTGAAAAACAAAAAATAGAAGTTTTTGAATCCCCCTATAAAACCATTGTCAACGAATTGTTCCGCAATGGTACAGCATACGAAAGTTTGCGAAAAACTAATCTCATAAATTTTAATTCGACATCATTCATAAGAGGTAGAACTTTTTATGACAGTATTATCATTGTCGATGAATGCCAAAATATGAATTTTCACGAATTAGATTCTGTCATTACAAGATTAGGAGATAATTGCCTGTTGTTATTTTGCGGAGATTTTAGACAATCGGACTTTAGGGCCAACGATGAGAAAAACGGTATCAAGAATTTTATGAAAATTATTAAGAATATGAAACAGTTTTCTTTCATAGAATTTTCGGAATCTGATATTGTAAGAAGCTCATTAGTGAAATCTTATATCATCAACAAACTGGAATTGGGAATCGTTTAAAATACTATTGACAACATAACATCCATGTGTTATAATGATTCTAATAAATTGGAGTTATTATGTTTAATCACATGGATGTTGATTTACCAACACACACGCTAAATAGAATTACTGAAAATAATAAGAGATTTTATCTTACACCTGACGGCGGTAAGTATCCTTCTATAACAACAGTCTTAGGTTGGTTCTCTGCAAAGGGAATTATGGAATGGAGAAAACGTGTCGGTGCGGAGACTGCCAATAAAATCACGACTCAAGCTTCTAGGAGTGGAACCAGTGTCCATCAGATGGCGGAAGATCACCTAAATAATAAAGAATGGAAAACAAAAAAGACTATGCCATATGACATAGAATCTTTTTTGAAGATTAAACCGACTCTTGATGAACGTGTAAACAATATCTATGCACAAGAGAAACCTTTGTATTCTGATCATTTGGGACTTGCGGGTACGGTCGACTGTGTTGCTGATTTTGATGGTAAATTATCTATTATTGATTTTAAAACTTCACGTCAAAGTATGATTGGTGATAAATATGGCAAGTTGGAAAAATATTTTCGCCAGGCATCTGGATATGCAGTTATGTTTGAAGAGCGTTATAAATTTCCTATAAATAGTCTTGTAATTATTGCCGCAGTAGCGGGTAAGTCTGAACCAGAAGTGTTTACCTCGAAAAGAGATACGCATATCGGCGGACTTATTGATATGGTGAAAGAGTATAAACAACATCATAATCAACTATAGGAAAAAACGATGGCAACTGAAAAATATGTAAGCGATAAAACTCAAATAGGAGTCTCTGATTACTTGGGAGCTGCGGTAATACATGGTGTTTTATGGCTTGTTCCTTATAGAAAAATAAAAACTAATATAGATAACATAGAAGATAGACATCTATTTGAAGGAACTGTAAATGTTCAATATGGACAAGTCTCAGATTATTTACTCGCGCCCGGAGAAGGATTGCGAGTAGAAGCTAATAAATTATCTACCGGAGATTCATTTGAATGCTCATTATTAACTTGGGATACTGAGGATGTGAAAAATCCAGATATAATTGTGGATGATTTTCAAGGATTGGTAACTCATACGAATGATACCTCGTCAGATCAGAATTTAAGACTTTCTATACAACCTCTTTTCGGTGCCACAGAAAATAGTAGGTATGATGTAAAAATAAGTTCGATAATATCAGACAGGTCCATAGGTCATACTATAGAAGAAGACTATGCAGCATCTTCTTATCAAGATTATCCTATCGCACCAAAAATGGTAGCATCATGGGATATTATTAGACACAAGACAGTAAAACTAGATTTTACTTTTGGGTATGGTTCGGGAGAAATCACCGGCCAAGAAACTATAGTTGTCAATTCTCACGAAGGGATGACTCATGTTTTTCCTTTTAAATGGGATAAACCAAACATCAGTAAAGTAGATGTAGTAGTTAATATCATGGTAGAAGATGATGATGGAATATTTTCGATATTTCCAAAGATATCAGAAATGGATGTCAATCCTAGCGATCTTTATGGAGAATATGAAGAAAATTTAATCGAATATGAATCATATATAGATGACATAAAAAACAATCGGGAAATTCAAGAATCGACAATTATCGATTCATCTTCTTCGGGCGGAAGTAATTCATCTACAGGTTCTAGTGGTTACTAAGAACATACACACACATTACACTATCAACTTAAAAAAAGAAAGGAGTTATAATGGAACTTATTACTAAAGTTAAATCATGGGCCGCCGCACTCGCAGAGGTCGGCGTCAGTCTAATTGGATTAGGAATTGTCCTTGAAATCCTGTTCGGTGGAATGAATATTCCATTCTGGCCAGAAGTAAACGTGACTGCAAACATTCTAGGACTGCTGAGTAATTTCAGTGATCAAGGTCTAGTTGGTTTAGTTGCGCTTGCAGTACTGTGGGCTATCTGGAATAGAAAATGATTTCTACAGTAAGTGATTGGGTAAAAAGTAGATTAAAAGAACGCACATCTCACGATGGCATTATTTTAATTGTGTTAGGTGTGCTAATTTTAATTGGGGCCCCTTTTGTAAAGCTTGGTGCATGGATCGCCATTGGATGGGGTGCATGGACAATCTGGTCCAAAGACTGAAAAAGTCTTGACAAAACTTGCGCTACAGCGTATAATTGTATTATATACGCTGTAGCGTTATTTAAGGAGTGAAAATGCTAAAACTAAAAAGTTCAAAAGAATTTTGTGATGAGATTGAAAAAACCGTAACAGATATGGGTATGAGTTATATCGAAACTATTACCCATTATTGTGAAGAAAACACTTTAGAAATTGAAAATATAACACCACTGCTCAGTTCATTCATAAAAGAAAAAATTCAATACGAGGCTGAGGGGCTAAATTTGGTAAGGAAGTCTACTGAAAAGCTACCTCTATGATTCATATGTCCAGTAAAAAAATTGATGATTTCGAAGCATTTAAAATTTTTCTTGCAATGAAATCTCATTTTAATAATGAATATAATTATGTGGAATATGACGGCGCATTTAAGGCAAAAAGAGAGTCGTACTCTAAAAGAAAAGATAGATATACTTTCGTTCAGTTATCGAAGAAATTTGGTAAAAAGGAACTGGAAGAATTTTTCCTTTCACTGTTTTTGAATGTTACTGAAAAAGGAAACATTGCTGTCTCTGGCACTAATAATATGTGGACAGGTAATTTGCTTGATAAAGAAGCGACCGACACATATAAAAATTGGAAAAAGAGATTGCAGAGTTTGCAATATAATTTTATCAACGATTGCGAGACAATTTTTGATAAAGGATTAGAAGAAGAACTAGAATTTAACCAGATTTTCAAATCTGTAAATGGGAATTACCCGCTTATAATAAGACTTGAAAAGATGGGAGATATTTGTGTCGAAACTGTAGTGGTTTTTGACATGATATTTGACTTTATAAATAATGTGCGGATCGCCGATACGACTTATTGGCCCGTGTATAAAAAGAAAGTCAAAGACTACACACCATTTTTAAAGGTGGATGTGCCACGTTATGTTGGAGTTATGAAAACTCTTTTGATTGAAGATTATTATGATAATTATGGTCAATATCTATTGACAAACCGTGGATAAAATGATATACTAATAATATAAACCGAATACAAAATACAAAACGAATATAACGCATATAAGGAGGACAATATATGTCTTTTGCAGCACTAAAGAAGAATCGTTCCGATTTCAGTCGTCTGGCTCAGGAATTAGAAAAAACAAACTCCCCCCAACAAAATTCATCGTCACAAGACGATCGCATTTGGAAACCTACTATTGACAAAACTGGCAACAGTTATGCAGTAATTCGTTTTCTACCTCCATGTGATGGCGAAGAATTGCCGTGGGTACGAATCTTTAATCACGGATTCAAGGGCCCCGGCGGATGGTTGATTGATAACTGTCCTACCACGATTGGACTTCCATGCCCTGTCTGTGAGAGTAACACAGAACTTTGGGGTACTGGTTCGCAAGACAATCAAAATCTTGCTAGGGATCGTAAACGTAAATTGAAACACATGTCAAACATTTATGTTATCAAAGATCCGGGCAATCCAGACAATGAGGGTAAAGTATTCCTTTATTCTTATGGTAAGAAAATCTTTGACAAACTCAATGATTTGATGCGGCCTCAGTTTGAGGATGAGACACCAGTAAATCCTTTTGATTTCTGGGGTGGTGCAAACTTCAAGTTGAAGTATCGTACAGTGGACGGATATGGTAATTATGACAAGTCAGAATTTGACAGTCCAGCGGCACTAATGGAAGATGATTCGAGAATGGAAGCCATTTATAAACAGTGTCATTCTCTCGAAGAGTTTGTCGCGCCCTCTGCATTTAAGACTTACGATCAACTCAAGGATCGTTTGGATAAAGTGTTGGGTGTCACATCTCCGGTGGGTACGGCAGAGACTCGTGACATGTATGAAGATAATTCTTCGTCACAAGAGTCTATGTTTACTAAACCGACTTTCAAAGAGAGTCCTACACCAGAATTGAAATCAGTATCTAATGACGATGATGATGACGATTCTATCTCTTATTTTGAGAGACTCGCCAACGAAAGTTAATCGTTTCAAAATATGAAACGCAAAATGAAACGAAATGAAACGAAGGACGCCCTTGGGGGCGTCCTTTTCCAATTCTACTACCGAGTTATGCAAAAAACGCATACCGACAATGACAG